GAGCTGAAGCCGGCAGATGACACGATCGAGCCTCCCCCGTACCTCCGCGCGCCGCATAGGCAGCGGTTCGTGGAATACGCCGAGCAGCTCAGGGCCCTCGGCATCTGGGACGTTTCGAACGCGAACACGCTCGCGCGCTACACGGCGCTCGAGGCCGCCTGGCGGCACCAGTACAGGGTCTATTTCGAGGAGGTCTCGAAGACGAAGAAGAACCGCGACCCGAAGCGCATCGAGAGCGCTCAGCGGGCGATGAACCGCGCGGCGGAAGCTGCGGAGAAGGTCGCGGCGAAGCTCGGGATGACGATCACGGACCGTTACCGGCTGAGCATCCCGAAGCCGAAAGATGGCGCCAGCCCCAATGACTATTAGGGACGTCGACCTGCCGGAGATCTCCGCCTGGCTCGAGCGCGCCGAGCGCGAGGGATGCGCCGAGCAGGTCAAGCTCGCGAACAGCGTCAGGAAGGCCTTCTCCGACGAGCCCATCGAGGTCGACCGCCCGAGGCTGCAGACGACGCTGGGCTACCAGAGGCTGTTCCCGTACGACCTCTGGGACTGGGAGCTTTTCCTGCACACGCTGTGGCTGTGCACGTACGACCGCAGGACGTCGCTGCCGCGATGGCCGGAGCTCCTCGCACTTGTCGGGCGCGGCGCTGGCAAGAACGGCTTCATCAGCTTCGAGGCGTTCTGCCTGACGAGCAAGGCGAACGGCATACGGCGATACAACGTCGACATATGCGCGATGAGCGAGGATCAGGCCAAGACGAGCTTCCTGGACGTCAAAGACGACGTGCTCGAGCCGAACCAGCCGGACACGAGGCTCTCGTACCGCTGGACCGACACGTACATAACCAACAAGACGACGCTCTCGACGCTGCGCTACTGGACGAACAACCCGAAGACGAAGGACAGCTACAGGCCCGGCGCCGTCATCTTCGACGAAGTGCACGCATACCAGAACTACGACAACATCAACGTGTTCACGACCGGCCTCGGCAAGATCGAGGATCCCCGCGTGGCCTACATCTCGTCCGACGGCGACGTGCGCGGCGGCGTGCTCGACGACATGAAGGAGAACGCGGAGGCCGTCCTGGACGGCGAGGAACCGGACCTCGGGACCCTCCACTTCATATGCAAGCTCGACGACCCGAGGGAAGTGCACGACGAGGCCATGTGGCAGAAGGCCGTGCCATCCCTGCCCTACAGGCCGCAGCTCATGGCCGAGATGCGCCGCGAGTACGCGAAGTGGAAGCGCGACCCGTCGAAGGCGACCAGCTTCATGACGAAGAGGATGAACCTGCCGGGAACCCGCGCGGACGTCCAGGTCGCCGATTGGGAGACGCTGTCGAAGGCGACAAGGGAGATTCCCGACATGCGCGGCAGGCCATGCGTCGTGGGCGTGGATTTCGCTCGCACCACGGACATGATGAGCGCATGCGCCCTGTGGCGCGACGGCGACATGTGGTACGCACGGCAGCGGTCGTGGTGGTGCACGCGGTCGTCGGACGCCGACCGCGTGAAGGCACCGATAGAGAGCTGGGACACGGTGACGGTGGTCGACGAGAGCGAGATGGACATACGCAGCATCGCCGACTGGATCGGCGACCTCATGCTGGAATGCCCCGTCGAGATGATCGCCGTCGACGACTACCGGTACACGATTGTGCGCCGCGAGCTCGAGACGATCGGCTACTCGGTCGAGGACGGCAGCGTGAAGAAGGTGCGCCCGAGCGACATCATCAAGGCGCAGCCGGTCATAGACGCGGCGCTCCACGGCGGCCGCATCGCATGGGGAGACGACCCGTGCATGAGGTGGTGCGCCAACAACGTGAAGCTCGTGCCCGTGAAGGGCACATTCGTCACCGAGGGAGAGAACTTCAGGTACGGCAAGATCGAGCCTCACGGCCGCAAGACGGACGCTTTCATGGCGATGGTCGCGGCCTTCTGCGTCGCAGACGCCATCGAGGAGCTCGACACCGCCCTCGAGCTCTTCGACCCGATCACGTTCTGAGCAGACAGAAAGGAATACCGCATGGGAATGGTCGAAAGGCTGTATGACTGGCTCGGCCGGCGGCTCGACGCGAACGCGCCGAGCGAGGGCGACGTGATCGCGGAGTCGCTCTCGGCGAGAGCGCCGGCATCGCTGGCATACGACACGGCCGTGTCGTACATCGCGCAGATGGTGGCGAAATGCCCCGTCAAGGTCTACAGAAAAGGCAAGCTCGACGATAGGGCGTACGAATCGTGGGTCTGGAACGAGTTCCCGAACCCGAACCAATCGGGCCCCGAGTTCAAGGCCGCTCTCGTGCACGAGATGTTCAGGTCGGACAAGGGCGCCGTCGTCCTTCCGCTGGGGCGCAGCATTTACATCGCAAGGGGGACCGCGACGAAAGACGCCCTCGACGGCGACATGTACGACGAGCTCAAGGTGGGCAACAGGATCGTGAAGGGTCCCCACTACGTAGGCGACCTCTATCGCTTCAGCATGGGCGGGCCGTCGCCGGCGAAGTCCGCGAGGGGACTCGACGGCACGTACGGCGCGCTCCTGTCCAGCGCAGCCAGCGATTTCAAGCGCCGGAGCGCCGACAAGTGGAAGCTCAAGCTCACGGCGCGCGACGCCGGCGACGGCAAGCAGCGCGAGGTGATAGACGAGTACACGACGAAGACCCTCAAGAAATTCACGGAAGCCGACGACACGGCGGTCTACCCGGAATTCAAGGGACAGGAGCTCATGCGCGTGGGAGACGGGCGCCAGGCTGTCTCCTCCGACGCGTTCGTCACGCTGCGCAAGGATTGCGACGAGGCGGTGGCCGGGCTTCTCAAGATGCCGTCGAGCATGCTCTACGGCAACGTCAACAACTACAACGAGGTGTTCAGGTCCTTCATGAGCTTCGCGGTCGAGCCGGTCATCGATGTCATAGAGGCCGAGATGACCCGCAAGACCTTCAGCCCCGACGAATGGCTCTCTGAATCGTTCTGCAAGCTTGATACGAAGAACCTGAAATACACCGACCTCTTCGACGCTGCGGCGGACGCGGACAAGCTCGTGGCCGCATCCATCCTCACCCCGTACGACGCCGCCAAATGGCTTGGCCTCGACCCGGTCGACGAGGAATGGGCGCATGCGTACTGGATGACTAAGAACTATGTCCCCGCCGGGGACGCATACGCGGCGGGGGGAGGTGAACCGAATGAATAGACGGTACTTCCAGGCTGTCCATGATGGCGACCGCGCGAGTATCGACATCTACGGCGACATCACGTCATGGCCTTTTCTCGAGTCCGACGTCTCGAGCTGGACGCTCGCTAAATGGCTGAAATCCCTCCCCGAGACGGTATCTGAGATCGAGGTCAACATCAACAGCTACGGCGGCGAGGTAGCGGAGGGCATCGCGATCTTCAACACCCTTCGCGCACATCCAGCGCACGTCACGACCGTGTGCACCGGCTTCGCGGCATCGATCGCAAGCGTCATCTTCTGCGCCGGCGACGAACGCGTCATGAACGAGGCGTCGCTGCTCTTCGTCCATAACGCGAGCACATTCGCATCGGGAAACGCGGAGAAGATGCGCAAGGCCGCCGACGACCTCGACACCGTGACCGATCTCTCGAAGCGCATCTACCTCGAGCTCTCCGATTACAGCGAAGAGGAGATCACCGAGCTCATGGATGCCGAGAGCTGGATTACGCCCGAGCAGGCGCTCGAGCACGGCCTGGCGACATCGCTGGAGACGATCGCCGAAGGCGGTGAGTTCTCCCAGGATGCCAGGCGCGTCGCCATGCAGGCCATAACGCGCGACGTCGCACAAGTGACGATTGGCAGTGACCAGATAGGGCGCCTGCTCTACAGGATCCTCGACGAGAAATACGGCGAGGATGCGGACGAACCGACGCCGAAACCTCAGGAAGGCGCGGGCCAGGAGCCGGTCCCGGAGCCAGGGCCCGAGCCGGAAGGCGGACCCGAACCGGAAGACGAAGAACAGCAGCAACCGCCAGAAGGCGGAAGCGCGTCGCGGGAAAAAGCGTTCCTGCGACTCCTTGAAATCATCGCTACAGATTAGGAGACAGAAATGATTCAGCTCAACAGCTCCAGAGGCGCCGCACGGGCCCTCATCGAAGCGCTCAACGGCGAAGACGAGGCTCAGCAGCAGAGCGCATTCGAGACGTTCGTCGACAGCATCGCCTCCGACGTCGCCTCCGAGTACCGCAAGGCGGTCGCATCCGGCGACGCGAACGCGCTGCAGAGCCGCGGATTCCGCGTGCTGACCAGCGAGGAGACCGAGTACTACGAGAAGATCATCGAAGCTCTCGGAGATCCCAACCCGACACAGGCCTTCGCGAACATCCCAGACGACGCGATGCCGCGCACGATCATCGAGGACGTGCTCAAGGACCTCAAGACCGAGCGCCCGCTCCTCGAGCTCATCGACCCGCAGTACACCACGTACATCACCGAGTGGATCCTCAACAGCCACACGGCACAACAGTTCGCATGGGGCGAGATCAACTCCGAGATCGCGAAGGAGATCACGAGCTCGTTCAAGGCAATCGAGATCAAGCAGTCCAAGCTGTCCGCATTCGCATGCGTGAAGCGCGACATGCTCAAGCTCGGCCCGACCTGGCTCGACGGCTACGTGCGCGCATGCCTCTTCGAGGCGTGGGGAGCCGGCATGGAACACGGCATCATCGCCGGCTCGGGCGTCAACGGAGAGCCGATCGGCATGAGGAAGGATATCCACAGCGGCGTCAGCGTCGACACCGAGACCGGCTACCCAGACAAGCAGGCCATCGCCGTGGATAACTTCGGCCCCGTCGCCTACGGCGCGCTCGTCGCCCAGCTCGTGACAGACGAATCCGGGAAGCAGAAGAACATCGATCTCGTGAACGGCGATTCCCTCGCCCTCGTCTGCAACAACACCACGTACCTCACGAAGGTCATGCCCGCCGTGCGATACCTCACGGATGCGGGCTACCGAGACGCGTTCCCGGTGGCCACGAAGGTCGTGACTTGCAACGCGCTCGAAAACGACGAGGCGATCCTGTGCCTCGCCGGCGAGTACGGCCTGTTCGTGGGCGGCGACCGCGGCATCGAGAACTCCGACGAATTCGCGTTCCTCGCTGACAACCGCTATTTCAAGCTCGTCACCTACGCATACGGACGCGCAGAGGACAACACGAGCGCCATCCTTCTCGACCTCACGGGCCTCAATCCGCTCGAAAGCATCCCGAAGCCCGTCAACGTCTCCGGAACCGTCACCACGACGGCCGCAGCCGACGACAGCTCGGATCTCGCCTCCGCATAACACTGGAGGTGACCGCATATGGCCAATGACACGCTGCTTGCCGCCGCGAAGCGCAAGCTGAACATCACGTGGTCCGATACGGAGACCGACGCGCGCGTAAGCGACGCGATCGGCAACGCGCTCCCGGCCCTGGCGCGTGCCATAGGCCTGGATGCCGAGACCGACGCGTTCGACGAACCGGGAGAGGCCCGCGGGCTGCTGCTCAACTGCATCTTCTACGAGTTCAACGACGCGCTCGACGATTTCTGGGCCAACTACGCAGACGACGTGCAGCGCCTGCTCCTCGCCAACAGGGCGGGGGTGGATGACGATGCTCCCGAAGCGTAGGTTCATAAGACCGGTCGATGCGATGATGCTCGTCTACGAGGAGGCCCCCTCGAGATCGGAGCCGGGCATCGACTACTCGACTACCGCCGGCCTCTCGCTCGTGGCGAGAGTGCCGGTCTCGCAATCGGCATGCAGGGAATCGGACATCGCGCTAGCCGACGCGGGCGGCTGGGAGCTCACGCGCAAGGTCTCCTCGAGGGACCTCGTGCTCATGAACCCCGGCATGCTCGCCGTCATCGACGGCACGGTCTACGAGGTGCCGCATGTCGACCGCGATCACGCGCTCAGGCTCATGTGGTGCCAGCTCTCGGAGCTGGCATGCGACGGCAAGGTGGAGCTTTACGACAGGGGTCCCGGGCGAGACGCGCTCGGCAACCCGAACGGACAGTGGAAGCCAGCCGGCGAGGCGTACTGCCGGCGAAGATCGTGGAAGAGCACGCGCTCGGACAAGGGCGGCCAGGATTACATGAGGCCGGCCCTCGAGCTCACGCTCAGGCGCTGCGACTGGGGCGACGGGCACATGCGCATCGTGCGCGACGGCATCCCGTATGCCGTGACGGAAGCCTCATCGCGCGGCGAATGGATCGATGTGAGGGCATCGAGGAGGGACGGTGACGCCCATGCCGCTTCCCTATGAGACACACGTGGGACCCGAATCGTTCGCGGGCTCGCTTTCCGCGCTCTGCGAGGAGCACGTCGAGGAAGCGGACAGGAGGGCCTACACGGCCGTTCACAAGGGCGCTCTGGAGACCAGGCGCCAGCTCGTCTCGACATCGCCGCATCTGACCGGCGAATACGCCGCCGGATGGCAGGTGAGGAACAGGCGCGCAGCTGGCACGGCCGAATGCTGCGTCGTGCAGATGAAGAAACCCTCCCTCACGTGGCTGCTCGAAACCGGCCACGGCGGCCCGCACCCGGCGCCCGCGAAACCGCACATACAGCCAGCGTACCAAACCGGGAGGGAGGCGATGCTCAATGAGCTCGGCTAGCCTCGACGAGGTCGTCGCCGCGCTCGGCGCGATCGCCCCCGTCTCCTATGGGAGCTGGGACAGGAATATGAGCCTGCCGTGCATGACGATCATGGAGGGGCCCTCGTCCGGCTTCTGCACGGACAACCGCATTCTCGTGCGGAGAAGGACCGCAACGGCATCGCTCTACACGCGCGGCAAGGACGCCGCCATGCAGGGCGCGGTACGCGACGCGCTCTGCTCTCTCGGATGCATACCGTCGACAGACGAGATGCCCGTCGCGGAGCAGGCGATGTTCCGCACCGACTTCGAATTCAATCTGATTGGAGACTAAGACATGACTTCCAGGAACATAGTGGAATTCGGCCTCTCTAAAGTGCATTGGGCCGAGAAACTGACCGACGCGCCGACCTACGGCGCATACACCGCCGAACCGGGCGCAGTGCAGGCCGGCTGGGAATACACGGGCGGCCGCAACGTGTTCCGCGCGGACAACAAGAACTACAGCATCACGTACGCCAACAACGGCGGCACGCTCACCATCGAGCTCGCGAAGCTCTCCGACGAATTCAAGCTCATGACGGGCCTCTTCCGCAGGGACGCGAACGGCGCCATCGTCACGCTCGCGAAGCCGACGCCGAAGCACTTCGCGATGGCTTTCGACATCGACGGCGACGCCAAGGCGCGCGAGAACGTCTTCTTCGACTGCGTCGCGAGCCTGCCAGGCGGAAACGCACAGACCACGGAGGAGAACGACACCACTCCCCAGACGCAGAGCATCGAGATTACCTACTCCCCCATCGTCATCAACAGCGTTGAGATGACGGACGCGAGCGTAGAGCTCGCAAACGTGGGCGAGGCGATCTACAACGCCTTCTACGATGCCGTCTACCTGCCGACCTTCGGCGCGGAAGAGGGCTCCGAGTTCCAGCTGACGACCGACGAGGCGTTCGCGGCAGGCAAGACGTACTACCTGCGCAGCGGTTCCGAGGGCTCCTACAGCTACAGCCCCGCGACGGTCGTGGTCGGCCTGAGCATCCCCGATGACACCTACTACGAGCTCGTGGCGGTGGTCTAGGTGAAGGTGACAGTCAAGCGCGCATACCGCGACCTCGTCGAGAAGCGGGTCGTCCAGGCAGGCGAGACCGTCGAGATGACGCAGAAGCGCCTCGCGGAGGTCCGCAAAGCGCTCGCAGCGTGCGGTTATGCCGAGATGGAGCTTCCCGCCAAGGCGGCAACGCCGAGACCGGCGCGCCGCAAGGCGGCCCCGAAAAGCGAATAGCGACGGGGGGCATATGAACGTGACGCTATGGGGCCGTCCGATGGAGCTCGTCGGCGGCCCCTACGCCATCTGGGTCTACCGCAAGGAATTTGGCGGTGATCTGGCGGCCGACCTCTCCGCATCGACCGAGGGCGGAGAGATACAGCTATCGATATGGCTGCAGATCGTCTGGGCGATGAACCGCACGGGCGACGACGAATGCCCAGGGTACGGCGAGTGGCTCGCCGGATTCCCCGACTTCGACCTGGGCGACCAGGACGCCCTGGGGGTGATGGACTCGGCCATAGCTGCCGGCTTTTTTCGTGCGGGACCGTCCGGGAAAGCCCGAAGACGGCTCGCCAGATGCCTGGGAGCCATGGCGCGCGCTCTCGCTCGCGCCCAGGCTCGGCTTATCGCTCGCCGACCTTAGGCGGCTCGATATGTCCGACTGGGCGATTCTCACCGACCTCGCAGCCGAGGGCTCGCAGGCGCGCGAGACGGCGCCGCAGGCCCGAAAGGCGACTCAAGAAGATATAGACAGGTTCCTTAGCTAAACCGGAGAACAAATGCCAGAGGAATACAAGGGCCTCTACGTCAAGTTCGGCGCTGACACCACCAGCCTCAACGCGGCGCTGAGAGACATCAACAGGGAAGCGAGGACGACGCAGACGCAGCTTTCAGCCGTGCAGCGCGCCCTCAAGTTCCAGCCGGGCAACACGACGCTCCTCGCACAGCAGATGCAGCAGCTGGAAAAGCGCATAGACCAGACGAAGACCAAGCTCGAGACGCTGAAGCAGGCGCAAGCGCAACTCGGCGAGCGCACCGACCTCAACGCAGGCGAATGGGACCGCCTGGAACGCGAGATCGCGGATACCGAGAACGTGCTCAAGCGCTATAACGCCCAGCTCGACGACACCAGGGCCAAGATGAGCGCACTCGGGCAGGCGGGGACGGCGGTCACCGAGTTCGGCAAGAGGATCGAGGGGGCGGGCCAGAAGGTCGCGAACCTCGGAGACACCTGGACGAGGACCGTGACCGCCGGCATCGTCGGCGGAGGCGCGCTCGCCGTCAGAGCGGCCGTCGGTGTCGACACAGCACTCACCGGCGTGAAGAAGACGCTCGACGCGACCGATGACGAGTACGAGCAGCTCAAGCGCAGCGCCATCGAGTTCTCGAAGACCAATGCCGTCACGGCGGACCAGATACTCGACATCCAGACGCTCGGCGCGCAGCTCGGCTACTCGAAGAGCGAGCTGAAAGGATTCGCCGAGACCGTGTCTGGCCTCGACATAGCGACCGACCTCGACGCGGAGAAAGCCGCGACCGAAGTCGCGCAGTTCAGCAATATCATGGGCACCGCCCACGACAAGACGAGCAATCTCGGCAGCGCGATCGTCGCCCTTGGCAACAACTTCGCCACGACGGAATCGTCCGTCATGGACATGGGGATGCGCGTCGCGGCGGCAGGCCGTCAGGCCAACATGAGCGAAGGCGACGTGCTCGGGCTCTCCGCCGCGATGAGCTCGCTCGGCATCGAAGCGGAGGCGGGCGGCACGGCGATATCCACGACGATTTCCGGTATCAACAAGGACGTTGCCACGAACGGCGAGAACCTGAAGACCTGGGCGGGCCTCGCGAGCATGAGCGTCGACGAGTTCAAGCGCGCATGGGGCACGGACGCTGCGGGGACCTTCACGAAGGTCATCGCCGGCATGCAGGGAGTGCAGGAATCCGGCGGGAACCTCGACGTCATGCTCGAGCAGCTCGGCATCACCGGCATACGCCAGACGGATGTCATGAAGCGACTCGCGAGCAACTCCGGCCTGCTGTCCGACGCGATCCGCGTGGGAAACAGCGCATTCGCCGAGAACACCGCCCTGCAGAAGGAAGTCGCCAACCGCAACGAATCGCTCGCTGCGAAGTTCATGATGCTCCAGAACCGCGTCACGGCGGTCGCGATCGAGATAGGCGAACCCCTTGCGGACGCACTGCTCGACGCAGTCGATGCCGCAGAGCCCCTCTTCCAGGCGATCGAGGACGGCGCCAAGGCGTTCTCCGAGATGAGCGAGGAGGAGCAGCGCGGCGTCATCCAGACGCTCGCCATGGTCGCGGCGATGGGACCGCTGCTGTCGATTCTCGGGCGCGGAATGCAGGCCGTGAAAGGATTAGGCGAGGGGATGTCGACTCTCGCGAAGGTCCAGACGAAGATCGGAAGCGCCCTCGACGGATATAGGGCGAGCACTGCGTCCGCGACCGCAGCGACCGGCGAGATGACCGCAGCAGAAGGCGCGGCGAGCGCCGGCGCGGCCGGTCTTTCTGCGACGATGATCGCGACGGCGGCCGGCGTCGGCATACTGGCGGTCGCGCTCGCCGGGGTCATCAAGCTCTGGCTCGACGAGCAGGAAGCCCAGCGCAAGTTCGAATCGTCGCTGCAGAACCTCGAGAACTCGACCGCCATCCCGGTGCTCGAGTCGACAGCCCAGGGCATCGAGGGCATCACGGATGCCGCCGACGGCTACGAGAGCATCGACGAGATGACAAGGAGCATGAACGAGCTCTCGAGCGCCATGCAGAAGCGCTACCAGCAGGCGAGCGGGGAGATTTCGCAGCTGCAGGGCTACATGGACACCATCGTGGAGCTCGGCGGAAAAAGCGACCTCACCGCAGAACAGGCCCAGCAGCTGAGAAGCGCCGTCGACCACGTGAACGAGAGCTGCGGCACGAGCGCCAAGGTGCTCGACGGGACGAACCGCGTCGTCTACGAGACGAACGGGGCGTACGAGGACGCGACCGCGAGCCTCCAGGGATACGTCACGGCGAAGCAGGCCCAGATCAGAGTAGATGCCTACTCGGCGACGCTCACCGATCTCTACACCGAGCAGGCCGAGGCCCAGGCGGACATGGCCGCGAAAGCTGAAGAGGCGGCGGAGGCGCACCGGAAGCTGGCGGAAGCCCAGGCCGCAGGAGCGAACCCCCAATGGGTCAACCAACTCGAGATAAACGCCGACAAAGCGGACAAGGCGCTCGGCATGAGCCAGGAGCGCCTCGATGCGGTGAACGGGTCCATCGGCAAGACGACACGCGCCATGAGCGACAACGAGGCCGTTGCGCGCGGCGAGGCCGACGCATGGCAGAAGCTGGCGGCGGAGTTCCCCGCTTTGCGCGACCAGTTCGCCGACGACGATGCCTGGAGGGCATTCCAGAAAGCGGTCGAGGGCTGCGGCATGAGCGTCGACAAATTCGCCGCGCTCAACCAGTCCGACCAGATGAAGATCATCCAGGCGTTCGACGGCACGAACATCAAGATCAGCCAAACCAACGCGGCCCTGCTCGGCCTTTCCGCCGTGAAGATTGACGACAAGCATTTCTTCGTGAGCGACGACGGCACGATCTACGACGAGACCGGCAAGACGCATGCGTTCGATTCGATCCAGATCAACGGAAAGCACTACTACGTCACCGATGACGGCTACTACAACGTCGAGACCGGCAAGACCCAGGCCTTCAACGCGATCAAGATCAACGGAAAGCACTACTACGTGAGCGACGACGGGACGATCTACAGCAACGAGATGGCCGTCGGCGCCCTGTCGGGCGACATACGGGCGATTCCCGACGAGAATTTCTGGGTCGACGACGACGGGTCGATCAACGGCGCGGACGGGCGCATCGGGAACCTCGCATACGATATCAACACCCTGCCGGACGGCTCGATCGAAGTGCATGCCAACACCGACCCGGCCTACTGGAGCGTCGAGGACCTCAAGGATTGGGTACGCAGGCAGTTCGTGACGATCGGCATAGGCGCAAGCCAGGGTGCCACGGGCGCGTTCATTCCGGCGCATTCGCAGGTGCGCGAGTGGGCGCGGGGCTTCGCGACCGTCCTGACGAAGCCAACCGTCGTCCGCATGGACGGCATGCACCTCGATATCGGCGGAGAGGCCGGCGCCGAGTACTGGGAGCACGGGGCGGACGGATCTGACAGGCTCATCCCGCTTACAAACAGGCGCTACATGAGCCCGATCGCGAAGGAGATCGCGGTACAGCTCGCCGACAGGCAGAGACCCCAACGGCTCGACTACGACCGCATGGGCCGCGAGATGTCGCGCGCCCTCGACGGCATGGAAATCAGCCTGGACAGCAGGCAGATGGGACGATTCGTGAGGAGGTCGCTCTAATGGGCATGGAGATGCGCTACATGACCGCGGACGGGTCCATGTCGTTCCCGCTGCGATTCGATGCAGGCGGCGCGGACGGCGTCATGGGCGACGCATACGAGCACTCGACCGGGCTCGGCTCCTTCTCGAAATGGCAACGCGCCCCCAAGGAGCTGGAGCTGGAGCTCGCGGCAATCTCCGAAGAAGACCGCGCGCTCATAGACGAGGCGCTGCATATCGACGCCGAGACGGGCTCCGATGGCACGCTCTTTGCCGGAGAATGGCAGCTCAGATGCCGTATGGCATCAATTGCGTGGACGCAATGGGAGCTTCCGTGGTACCTTGCGACCGCCTCTGTCACGCTTATCAGCGCCGATGGAACGTGGCGGAGATACACCCGAATCGAGCTGCCGGCTAATTCCGCGCGCGAGATCACCGTGGACGGACTCGATCTGGACGATCCGCTCGGAATAGGCACGGACCTCGACATCGGGCTCGATATGCCGCCCCATCCACCCGCACCGGTCGTGACAACGCAGCCGAGAAGCGTGAAGGCGCTGCAGAGCACGACGGTTGCGATCTGGGCCCATGTAAAGGGCTACCACCTCGCTTACCAGTGGCAGACGCGCGCGAGCAACGGCTGGGTAAACATACCCGGGGCGACCAGGAGCGCGCTCGTGCTCGATCCGGGCACCGTCGGAACGTTCCGAATGGTCGCGACGGACGTGTACGGTCGAAGCGCGACGACCGAAGAGGCGAGAATCGAGAGCGCCGGCGCGTTCTTCCTCGGACTCGACGCGCCACCGAACCCGGCACCGCCAGAAATCACGATCCAGCCGCGTGACATCGCAACCGGGTCGACGACGCAGGCCGTCGTATGGCTGCATGCAATCGGGTACCGCCTCTCGTATGCATGGGAAGTCCAAGAGAACGGGATATGGTCAGCGTGCGGGTACGAAGGCAGCGACACGAGCGCGGTCGCCGTCCCCGTTGGATCCGAGACGACGCTCCGCTGCGTCGTCACAGACGCTTTCGGTCAATCGGCCACTAGCGATGTCGCTGCCGTCACGCCGGCATTCGAGGGCGATGCGGGCATGGATGCCGGCTTTGACCTCGCCCCGGCCGTCGACGCGCCGGAAACTTACGTGACGCCGTACGAACGGCGGGATAGCTACGGCGGGACGGTTACGCGAGAAGTGCAGAGCGTCGAAGGATGCGACCTGGATTGCGATATGCACGCAGAAGGATCCCTCGAGCTCGTCCCCGGCGAAGACTTCGCGTCATGGGACGGTGGCGACGTCGACTACGGCGACGTTCCAGGACCAGATCTCGGAGGCACCCTCTACGGCGCGCCATTCGTCGTCGACAACGCGAACGGCGCACTCGTGCGCGTGTTTTTCCGCGGTGCCTGCAGCTACCCGTACGTGCTCATAGCCAGCACCCGCTACGCCGTAAACGCCGCGGCCGCGCGAGGCGAATCCATCGTCATCGACCCGACGCGAAGATGCGAGATAGGCGGCAGCGTCTACCGAGCTGGCAGATACGGATCGACGGATAACCTCTTCAACTACCGCGAGCGCGGATCAGATGGGTCGACGCATATATTCGACCGCATCCCGAAGGGCGAGCACAGGGCGAGCTGGCCGCAGGACATCCATATCGACCTCGACGTGATAGAGGAACGGGGTGCGCCGCCATGGAGCTCATAGTCACCGACACAGAATACGCCGACATCGGAATGCTCGATTTCACAGACGGCGATTTCGCTTTCGGGACCGACGAGAACGACTTCTCGTTAAACCTTTCTGCAGATGCGGAGCTTCCTCAGAAAGGCGCGGTGATCTACTCGGAGGAAGACGGCAGCGTCGGCGGCATCGTGCGAGAGCACGACAGCGACGACGGAAAGGCCAGCGTTGGCGGCTCGAGCTGGACTGGCATTTTAGCCGAAAAGACGCTGAAACCGCCTGCAGGCGAGGCATACTGGGTCGCAAATGGCGACATCCGAACCATAGCGGCGCAGCTCGTGACGCGGCTCGGGCTGGATGACTTGGTCTACGTGACCTCCGACATGACCGGCATCGTCGTCCGTCACACTTTCGCGGGATCTCGCGAGGAGACGCAGCAGGACGCAGGGCGTTACATGAACGGCTGGGCGGCCCTCTGGCAGCTCTGCTACGAGCACGCCTGCAAACCGGTTTTCAGGTGGGATCCCGGTGCGCGCAAGATCGCGCTCACGTGCAGGAGGTTGGTCGACCACACGGATGACGAGAGCATGCAGGCAAAACCGGCGAGCGTGAAGATAAAAAACGCCCTGCCGATAAACCACCTCGTCTGCCTCGGATCAGGAGAGCTCGAGGAGCGCGACGTCGTCGACCTGTACGCGGATGCGCGCGGGAACATATCGACAAGGCAGACGCTGTTCGGAATAGACGAGATCTCTGAAATTTTCGACGACCCGAGCGCAAGCGACATGGAGGAGCTCGTCCGCCAGGGAACCGCAAGATTCAAGGAGAGGCGCGAGAGCGCCACGAGCGTGGATATAGCGGCGCCGGACGGCGTTTTTTGGGATATCGGCGACATCGTCGGCGGCATCGACGAGCGAACAGACATCTCCGCGCGCGCGACGGTGACAAAGAAGGTCGTAAGGCTCGACGGCAAGACCGCGAGCGTTGAGCACAGCACAACGATAAGGAGCAAAAAATGAGCGACATCCTAGAACTCGTGACCGGGCACGCCGGCCACGGCCATATCTCCGGCGATGACTTGCGCCAGGGGAACGCGGGCCTCTTCGGTCCCGGATGCTATACGATCGGCGGCCGACCGACGGTCGCCATGAACGACGCGAACACGGTGAGCATCGGTGCATGCGAGCTTCTGATGCAGGGCGGTCACTTCCGCATCAAGGACGCGACGACCGTGACAATAGAGAACGGCGCAGAGGGCGCGTACAGGAGCGATCTCATCATGGCGCGCTACGAGCTCGACAACAGCACGGGCGTCGAGGACTTCTCGCTGGTAACGGTAACGGGCACACCGGGTGACACGAGCGCCGGCGCCGTCGACCCATCCACCGACTACACCGGAAACAACATCCTGAACGGCGACCTGATCGTAGACATCCCGCTCGTGCGCGTTAGGCTCTCTGGGCTCACGCCTTCCGCCGAATGGCTAATCCGGGCATGGGAACCTCTTTTCGAGGCGATTCCGAACAACGCTGGATCGCATAATGCGATCTTCCGCGGAGCAGACATCTCCTCGATGGAAGCGAGCGGAGAGCTTTACAAGCGTATCGCCGATGGCTCGTTCGAGGGCATTTTCATCGGCGATTACTTCAGGAAGACGGTCGACGGGACCGAGTATACGTTCAGAATCGCGGAACTCGACCGCTTCCTCAGAACGGGAGACCAGGAAACGTCATTCCACCATGCGGTCGTCATACCGGACGGCACAATAGGCTCCGCCGTTATGAACAGCTCCAACGTGACGACGGGCGGGTACATCGGCTCGGCCATGCGCACGAACACGCTCGCAGCGCTTAACACGAAGCTGGAAAACGCATTCGGCACGCACTTCAAGACGCATCGCGACGCGTTCAGCAATTCGGTTTCCGACGGCAAGGAAAACAACGGCGCGTGGTATGACGCGAAAGCCGAGCTCCTGAACGAAGACGAAGCATACGGAAAGCACGTCTACCAAAGCGCGACGACTTGGCATTCGGAAGGAGCGAGCCACGGCATGCTGCAGCTCTTCAAGCTCGCGCCCCGCTATCGTTGCATTCGTGCGGACTGGTGGCTGCGTTCGGTCTACAGCGCTGCCAACTTCTGCTATGTCAACCTCAGCGGCTTCGCCAACAACCGCGGCGCGTCCGTCTCCTTTGGCGTGCGCCCCCGCTTCCTTATCGGCTAATCGACAAATCACGCCCGCGCGAGCGGGCGTATGGTCCTTTGGAGGTCTAATTGTCAGTACCGAAGAGCAGGCGCAACTTGAGCAAGATGGCCTGAAGAAGAGCATGGCAGGCAGGATAGGAGATGCTGAACCGCTTTTCGATTACCTGATAGACGCGAACGGCGAGCAGGCGGGTGTTGGAATAGGCGCCCAGATCTCGCAGAATGCCGGCATCTGGTATCCGACGCGCCTCGACACGTACGTAAAGGTCGTTCGGTCGATGAAGTACTACGACCGATACATGGATGACACGGTGACTCTGCACCACGACCGTGCCGTCCTCGAGGATCTGCTCGAGGGGATCCGCGCGCAATGCGATGAGCTCGAACTGGTACTCAACCCCAAGAAAACGCTGATAATCCCGCTTACACAAGGGATTACGTTCCTGAAAATGCGCTACAGGTTCGCTGGTAACGGCAGGTTGCTCATGCGGCTCGACAACGGCACGTTCAAACGCGAGCGACGCAAGCTCAGGAAATGGAAGGCGCGCGGGATGGCCCGCGAAATCGTTGAAGACTCCTACAGGGCATGGCGCGGCACCGTGATCCGATACCCGTCAAGCCATGACCGTCTCATGCGCACCGATGCGCTGTTTCGCGAATTATTCCCAGATTACGATTGGAGAAGAAAATGAAGATCTACGACACAAGCGGAAAGATTATCGATGGTACGCCGGACTACGAAGCAGGTCGTCTCCTGCTCTACGAGGACCGCATGACATACGTCACCTGGGACGAATGCCCGCAGGGAACCGGCATCGGCGCAGAATGCGGCGAGCGGGAACCTGGCGAGCCATCTCAGATCGAGCTTATGCAGGCCCAGCTGGACTACACGGCAATTATGACAGACACACTGCTCGAAATGGAGGCGTAAGCATGGCAATCAATATCGAAGCCCTAGCGAAAAAGTATTACGAGAAATGGCGTCGCACCAAAGACAGTGCAATGCCCTCCGGCTGGTCGCTCGACACACTTAAAACGCTCGTAGCCGCAGAGAGGCTCGATAAGACGGCATACGAGCGTATCGTCGGCGAACCATACGAGAAAGGCGAATAGTGGAAGCACTGCAATCATTCGTCGAGGGCTGGTTGTGGATCTGCGCCGCAGTCGTCGCAAGCGGAGGTGCAATTGCCGCAATCGTCAAGTTCTGGCAGTGGGCACACAGGACAAGCGACTCGAACGCCGAGCATATCGATGAAATGAACAAGTGGCTGTCGAGCGACAAAAAGCGCATCGAGGCAATCGAACGGCGTCAGGACATAACAGACGTGCAGCAGCGTCTGCAGTTGAAAGCTCTCATGACGCTCTTGAGCCATGAAATAGACGGAAACTACACAAAGCAGCTCGGCGAAGTAAGGGACGAGATCAATGCGTATCTCATCGACAAATAAGGAGGAATCATGCAGTGTAACTGGAAAGAATGGGCAAAGGCGGCCGGCATTAGGGCCATAAAGACCGTGGCTCAGACGGCCGTGGCGACAATCGGGACCTCAGCCGCTATGGGAGACGTCAACTGGCTGCTCGTCGGCAGTGCAAGCGGTCTCGCGGGCATTGCATCTCTGCTCACCAGCTTGGGCGGATTGCCCGAGCTTGAAAGCGAGAAGGTGGGCTAGCATGGGCAGCTGCGAAAAGCTCGCCCAGCGCATGGAGTACTGGTGCAACGAGAGCAACCTCGGCTACGACCAGTACCAACGCTGGGAAATCTGGGAGGGCGGCGAGACGGACTGCTCCGCGCTTGCCCTGTTCTGCGCCTGGGAGGCTGGATACCTGCCAGAAAAGCCCACATGGGGCAATTCCGAGACCATCGCGTCCCAGCTCATGCCATACGGATTCTACAAGGTGCCGTTCAGCTTCGAGGGCGTGAGGCGCGGCGACATCCTCGTGAACGAGGCGCACCACGTCGCCGTCGCTCTCGGTAACGGCTTGCTCGGGCAGGCGGGCCATGATGAGCATTGGCGCTACCACGGCGGTCAGAGCGGCGACCAGACGGGCGATGAGACCGTCATCAAACCGCTGTACGACTACCCGTGGGACTTCATCCTCCGACCGCCCGACAGTGGCGAGGAATCGCAACCGATTATCAAGAGAAAGAGGCGAAAGATGGAATGTTTGATCAGGCCTAACGGCGAAAACTACATGGTCTATTTCGACGGCGTTCACGCGCATCCCCTGCATCATCCAGACGAGATGAGGGCGATTCAGATGTGCTACAAGGCGTGCACGGGCGAGGATATCCCGTGCTTCGAGATGGGCACGCAGGAGGCGCCGTGGTTCACTCGCCTGGAACAGGGAGCTGGTCGCTAATGGATATTAAGCCAATGACTCTCGAGGAGGCGTTCTCGATATACGACGAGGATCCGAGCGATATCACGACAAAGCCCATCGAAAACCCAGAGGACGTATTCGATTCCGGTGAAGCGCAGGCGCAGCCCATCGAGGAACCCGCCAAAGCGTTCGAAACCGAATAACTGCAGAGTGGCATTTACGCACGCTCAACGGACATCTTCAAAGTACGGCAAAAGCGTGCGGTATGCATTCCGTGCGTCAAATGTCTCTCTCCTACACCTCAACGCGCGGAAACAATATCGGCACCTGGTTTCCAACAGACCAGGTGCCGACTTTTTTTGTTTGAGCTCTTTTTTTCTATGCAGCCTTGAAAAATCGTAGTAATATACGTTTCGCGACTACAGAGAGTTCTTTCCGTCGTGTTATCACAGCTGAATGCACGGGGAGCCAGACTTCGTTTAGGCGAACACGTTGGAAGTTCATTCCTTCGGGTTCGCCTTTTTTGTTGCCGTAATTCAGCGCAACGACGACCTCCTCGGTGCCGACGAGCACCTGGTAGACGAAGGCGTCGAGCAGCGCATCGTCGTCGAGCGTGGCCCCCTTCTGCAGGAAGTCCGCGAAATCGTCGAGCGACAGCTCGTCCTCCTCCTGCCCCAGGAGCTCGAGCTCGCGCTCAGCCGTGCGCTTCTGCTCGGTAAGCTCCTTGACCTTGTCTGCCACGAGGGACGCATCGAGGCCCTGCGAGACCGCGTCGATGAGGTTCTGGATGCGCTTGTTCGCCTCGTGCAGGCGCGCCTCGGTGGCCTCGCGCAGCGCCTTGCTGTTATCTCGCATGTCGACCTCGGCCATGATCGCCTCGGCGACATCCAGCGCCCTCTCGCGGTCATCGAGTAGCGAGCGTATGGCGCCGACGATCTCTCCCTCGAGCCAGTCGGCCCTCGTCGGCTTGCACCCGCATTTCTTGCATTTGTAGTACTCGTATTTGACGTTCTTGCGGTTTCTTCCGGAGATTCCCACGAGCGTGCCGCCGCACTCGTAGCAGATGGCGCGCCCGGTGAGCGGGAAGGATCCCCACTCGTCGTTTGCGCGCTTGCGCCCTCGTATCCCCTGCACCGCCTGCCAGGTCTGCCTGTCGACGATCTGCGGCATGCCGCCTTCCACCCTCACATCGCCGAACACGTAGACGCCCGTGTACTTCTCGCTCTTCAGGATATTCTTCACCATCTGCGGGCTGCACGGGTTGCCCAGGTACGACTTCACGCCGAGCCTGGCGAAATCCGACGCGATCGAGGCGATCGCCTCGCGCGAGAGCCGCCTTTCGAACGCCTCGCGCACGAGCGCGGCCTCCCATTCGTTGATCGTGTAGCCGCCGTCCTCGGCGAAGTCGTAGCCGAAGACCGGCACGCCGTTATGCATGCATTTCAGCGCGTTGCCGTGCATGCCGCGCTTGGTTCGCTGGGAGATATGTATGCTCTCGACGGCCGCGACACCCTCGTAGACTTTCTCTATGATGATCGCCTCCGGGCAATCCGGGATCGGCTCGGTCGCGGAAACCACGCGAACGCCTGCGTCCTCGAGCTTCTTCTTGTAAATCGGCGCATCGTATTTGCCGCGCGAGAAGCGGTCCATCATATAGACCAGGACTATCTCGGATTCCCCGGCGTTCGCCATCATCCTCTGGAACTCCGGGCGCTCGTCCGTGCGACCGCTTATCTTGTGGTCGCAGTATTCTGCGACAATCTCGAGCCCCTGGTTCTCGGCGTACTCGTGGCACACGCGCAGCTGGTCCTCTATGGATGCCTCGCGCTGCTTGCTGCAGCTGAATCGCGCGTATATGACTGCCGTTCTTTTCGTGTTACAATCCATGTGCAGATCCTTCCATATCGGGTGCTGCGTTGCCCCGCGTATCTTCCGTGCGCGGGGCGCTTCTTTCTTACCCGTCATCCATGAGCCGGCTCCGTGGCTTGCACGGACACAAGCACTCTCACCCACTCTTTCACCTGACAAATAATTGCAGTTCAGGGCCGTTGAAATAAACTGGCGCCGCGACTACAATTCAGTAACGAGGTTGACTTGCGATGGATCAGTGCTGGGTTCCCGAATGGGAGTAAGGGTGCGAGAGCATCCGAGAATCCTTTGCCCCTGGGGTCAACCTCGTTCATTCTTAATCGCCTTCTTCAAATCATCGATGATGCTGTCTGGGTTTTCGAGGATCTTCTGCACAATCATTTCCACGGTTCTAAACGAATACGTGCACTGCTCCGATTTGGTGCCCAACTGATGCTTGTACCCGTATTCTTTCTTCTCCTTCAGGTCGTAGAATTTCATGAACAGCGTCCAGTCGGCCTGTGTGAACTTCTTCTCTTCTCCTCGAACCTTCAACGATATCCCCTCGCGATTCAGGCGACGATTGACCTGCTTTATTATCTGGCTGACCGTGAGAGGGTGAGTCGTGCTGGGGTCTTGGAATACCTTGGCCGTCCTTATTCCCGACGTTGAAGTCGAGTCGTATGCAACAGTGAAATCAGCCTTCTCAACGTCGCGCACGATAGCAAGCTCCGTTTTGATGACAATCGAGTATTCCTGGCTCGACTGGAACAGCTCCTCCTGCTCGATAGCGGCTTTGTCGAAAAGAAATTTCTCGGCTATTTCTGGCGGATACTTTGCCCTAATGATTTCCGGCGTCACCGGATTCGCATTCATGGCGAGAGAGAGAAAGTGCGGCGGAACCACATCGCTCATATTAGCGCCATGGAATTCGGACATCTTCTCATCGAAATTTCGTACACATGATTGGAACAGGTCAATATAGATCTGCTCATGCTCTTCGACAATAAAGTGCGTGCTGGTGTTTCTCAATCTGATAATATCCTCAAGATTCTTTCTCAGAGGAGATTTCCTGTTGGTGAACACCATCGCGATGCAGCGTTCGAGATCTTTGGTTCTGCCCGGCTTGTCCTTATAGAAGATGGCATCGCGCCCGTCGTCTCGCAAGATCTTTGCCTTGAGCATAAGTTCCCAGGCGTTGCAGATAAAAAACGAGAATCCCTCGACGCGATATTTTAGCGTTGGCCGATTGTAGATTTCGATTGCCATAACAAAGGCTTCTTTAGATTTCTCGATAAGCCTGTCGTAAGTTTTTCTATCCGTTTCTTCCATAGTCAACACCTTAAATCGCTTCCCGGTATCAGAGCAGCGTTAGCTTGTAATCCATGATTTCGCACTTGGTACCCTTTCCTATGCTCACGAGCAGGCCCTGAGCAGCGGCAGGAGCAGCAGGATGACGACGACCGTCAAGGTCGCTCCGACCACCGACGACACGATCTTTCCCATCTCTCATTCCCCCTTCACGCCTAGGTCTACACCTATATCGAGTCCAGCCATGACTCCAGATCCGACAGACTCGTCCTTTTTAACGTCGCCCGCGTACGCGAGCGCCCTGGCGGTGACCATGAAACCCTGGCGGTCGCCATCGTCCATACGTCGATAGAGGTAGATGAGTTCACGTTCTTCACTATTTATTTCATTGGACGCTGTTTCAATTGTTTGTGAACGGCCGAAGAAATCATTGACGGTGATGCCGAAAAAATCGCAAATTGGCATAATGAGCTCAATATCTATAGAACTCTTACCGTTTCGCCAATTTGACACAGCTTGCTTAGACACGCCTACCGCTTCTGCCAGTTCCACACCCTTGACGCGCTTCTCGTCCATCAATTCAACAAGCGTTTGCCGAATGCTTTCCTTTGTTTCCATACGACCTCCTTTCCATGTCCATAGAGGGTAAATCATTAATTTACTAACATCAAGTTTTTCTTGTTGACAGTAAATCATTGCTAGACTATATTTTGCTCTAAAGTCAAGTGTTGCTAGACTTTGGAGGACAAAATGATTGCTGACAATATCGCGAGATATGTCGAACAAAAAGGGATCAAACAAAGTGTTTTAGCTGGCGCAATTGGTATCAAACCCCAATCCATGAGCAAAACACTAATGGGAGAACGAACGCTTTCTGCCGATGAGTACAGAGACATTTGTCTCTTCCTTGAGGTTCCGTTCGACAAATTTATGAACGAAGACGTGATGCTCTCATGAGCCGCCAAGACCACATCTGGCTCACGCTCGGGGACTTCGAGCACGGAAGTGAGCCGTTCGAGAAGGCCTCGTTCGTTGCATGCGAGCTCGCGGAGATGATCAAGGCTGCCACGGGCTCCATGGTCGATGACGTCTACTACATCCGCCGCGAGCCCGATGGCGAAGAGCGCGTCGTGCTTCTGCTGTCTGCCGCCCCGCGCCGTGAGGTCAACGTCACATGCGACAGCCTGTGGGCCATCGCGAAGGACGTTATGCGCGCTGTCGCGGAAATCTACGAGGGGTGATGGCCATGACGCAACGCAAGCGGAAGGCGCCGCGCGAATTTCCGCGGGGGTCTGCGGAGAGGGCCGAGGCGTGCAGGCACGCCGCCGCCGGCGAGCTCTTCAGGAAGTACCGCCAGTGGGTCGCCGCCGGGCGTCCCGAGCGCCAGGGCGCCAAATAGATCGAACCAGCACTTTGAAAGCCGAATAGCTGCATGGAGGGCGGCGGAAAAGGAGTCGCCTATGGCAGAGAGCAAAATCGACCTTGCGTTACGCGCCCTTCTGGTCTTGGTGCGGCACGAGCTGAGCGGAGACCACGTCGAAGAGCTTCAGAGTATCGAGCAGGAGATAGCCTCGGCAGCATCGAGATTCCCATCCGGCGGCGGTAAAGCCTCGACCATAACCGTCATGATCAAGGGAGACGCATCCGGGCTCAAAGACGATCTGGAGACGGTGCGCGTAGCCGCCGAGGCTACGGCGCCGGCGCTTTCCGGCGTGAGCGTCGAATTCAAAATGTCCGCGGAAAGGCTCGAGGCTATGGAAGCCTCCCGGTCGTCATCCAGCGATGGTACGCTTTGATCTGCGCATCGCAGTAATCAGACGCGATACGAGCTGCGCAGGCGATTATCTCCTCACGCGACTTGGGCCCGATTCGATAATTTCGGCCAGACATGATCGTGGCGTAATCGTCACTATCGTGAAAAGCCTCTATGAAATCGAAAATATCTTTTTCCATCATCTCACCTCCTCCCTGCGGGGAGATTCTACCAGCCGCCTTCCATGCAGCCATTCGGCGGACAGCATGGCACTTTAAAAGACGAATAGCCGCATGGAGGGCGGAGGGCCGCCATCCCGCGATCGCAGTATCCAGAAAGCACGCCGCCGCCCCTGGCGGCGATCCCCAATTGCCCCCTCTTGTCTTCTCTTCAATCCCCAACAGGCTAAGCGCAGCGCATCTCCCGTGGGAACGCCGCCAGCCGCCTTCCATGCAGCCATTCGGCCTTGAAACGATATGGAAGGAGAACCATATGACCGATATGAGCCTCATGGCGCTGCACGGGATCCTCTTCGAGCAGATCGACCGGCTCAACGACCCGGATCTCGGCAAGGAGGAGCTCAAGAGCGAGATCGCCAGGGCGGATGCCATGGAGGGCATCGCGTCGACGATCGTGAAGAACGCCAGCGTCATGGTGAAGACCGTGAGCATGGGCAACTTCGGCAAGGACGTCAACGAGCTCAAGGCGACGCTCGTGCGTGGCCATACGCTTCCGCCGGAGAGAAGCGTGAAGAGCGTGCTTCCGGAGGGCGATGACGATGCGCAGGTATAGCGAGGCCGAGACCGCCTGGCTGCGGGACAACTACCGCTTCGGGTCGCTCGACGACACCATCGACCTCTTCGAGGCCGAGTTCGGGCGCCGCCCCACGAGGTCCGGCCTGCAGAGCAAGGCGCACGACATGGGGCTGCGCAAGGACTCGACGCTCACGCACGCCGCCTGGACCCCGGAGAGGATCGCCTGGTTCAAATCCTTCGTGCCGGGTCACTCCGAGCGCGAGATCGCCGAGGAGCACGGGAGGCTCTTCGGTTCGAGGCTAACCCGAGCCCAGGTGAAGAACGGCAAGGCTCGTTTCGGCGTGAGGAGCGGGACGCACGGGGGCAGGTTCGAGAAGGGCCGCGAGGGCGGATTCAAAGACGGGGAGCACCGTCGCAGGTTCCTCGAGGCCGGCAGGGCCACGAGGTTCCAGAAGGGGCAGATCCCCCATAACGGGCACCGGCCCGTCGGCGCCGAGAGGGTCGATGCGGACGGCTACACCCTGGTGAAGGTCGCGATGCGAAAGCGCGACCCGAAGAGCGCCCATGACAACTGGGTGCCGAAGCACCGGCTTGTCTGGGAGCGTGCGCACGGCCGCGCCGTCCCGGACGGCTGCATGGTCGTGTTCCTCGACGGTGACAAATCGAACCTCGACCCGTCCAACCTCGACATAGAGACGCGCGCCGAGCACGCGGTCATCGCAAGGCACGGCCTGGAATACCACGACGCCGAGACGCATGCGATAGCGCGCGCCATCGCGCGGCTGAAGAGCGCCAAGGCCGGCGCCAGGAGAAGGGAGACGGCATGAACGTGCTGCGCAGATGCGCCCGGCTGGCGATCGCGCCGGCGGAGATATGGGTCGAGACGTGGCGGTGGTTCGCGGAGATCGACGACCGCGGCGACGCCGTCGGCGAGGTCTGCACGATGGCGCTGCGCGTCATATGGTGCGCGGTCACGCTCGTGCTCGTCCCCTTCCTCGTCGTCACGCGGATGATGGGGATGTAGCGATGGCGGGGACCGCGCTCGAGATACGCGCCATGCCGGAGCTGAGGCCGCGCCACAGGGTCCACGCGGGCACCTGGGAGGAGGCCGTCGAGATCGGCGGCGAGATCTTCGCGCGCGAGGACGCCGCGTACAGGATGGGGCTCTCCATGAAGCTCTCCGACTGGGCGCTGTTCCACGTGGGCAGGGCCGAGGCCACGGGCGTCTACTCGCACGACACGGCGGCGGACTACCGCGCGATGCTCATGCGCTACGTCGTGCCGCATTTCTCGCTGGACGTCGACGCGGCCACGCCCGCCGACATAGAGCGGCTGTACTCGTTCCTGCTCTCGCACGGCGGACGCGACGGCGGCCCGCTCGACGCCAAGACGGTGCGCAAGCTGCACATCGTCCTGCGCGGCACCTACGGGCTCCTCGAGCGCGAGGGCATCGTCCCGTCGTCGCCGATGGGCCGCGTGAGGCTGCCGCGCATGGGCAAGGCGGGCAAGAGATCGCTCACCGCCCGCGAGCTCGACGCGGTCCTGCGCACCCTGGAGGGCGTTCTCGGCGACGATGGCGCGGCCGTCCGCCAGCGCAACATGGCCTTCGGCATATACCTCGACATCTGGACCGGCGCGCGCGTCGGCGAGATCTGCGCGCTCACGCGCGGCAGCGTCGCCTTCGACAGGCACGCCATCGTCATAGACGGCTCGATGAGCGAGCGGGGCGGGCTGCACCGCAAGGAGCCCAAGACCGCCGCCGGCAGGCGCACGGTCTCGCTCGGCGACGAGCCCTTCGCGGCCCTGGGCGAGCATATCCGCTGGCAGGCGACGTACCTCACGGAAGCGCAGCGCCGCAACGACTCCACGCCGCTGTGCGCGGACGTGGGCGGCCTGTTCATCCGGCCGAGCGATATGAGCGCCGCGTTCAAGGGGATCGCGGCGGAAAGCGGCGTCGATCTCGCGCGCGGCGAGTCCATGCACGTGCTCAGGCACACGCACGCCACGCAGCTGCTCAGCAACAAGGAGAACCCCGAGCTCGTGCGCGAGCGCATGGGCCATTCCAGGATAGAGACGACCTACGAGTACGGCCACGTCATGCCCGGCGAGGACGAGGCGGTGGCCGGCGACTTCGGGAGGATCGTGGCGCGCGCCAGGAGGGCCGCGTCGATCATGTAGAGCCGCCCGGAGGCGGCGGAAAGGAGGATGCGAATGGGCATCAACAGGGCCGTGATATGCGGCAACCTCGCTCGCGACTGCGAGTACCGGACGACGGCGTCCGGCATGGGGGTCGCGGCGTTCACCGTCGCGGTCAACGGGCGCAAGCGCGGGCCCGACGGCGAGTGGACGAGCTACGCCGAGTTCCTGGACTGCACCATCTTCGGCAAGAGGGCGGACGGGCTCGCGAAGCACCTCGTCAAGGGGCTCAAGGTCGCCGTCGCCGGCAAGCTCAGGCGCGACACCTGGGAGGACGGGAGCGGCCAGAGGCGGTCGAGGGTCTACATCGTGGTCGACGAGATCGACCTCATGAGCAGGCGCGCGGCGAACGTGACCGAGGAGGACGAGGTCCGCTCGATCGTGGAGGGCGCCTACCCCGACGCCGAGCTCTACGAGGAAGAAATCCCGTTCTAGGAAGGCGCATGCCATGAGAAACACCAAGTTCTTCACCGTGCCATACGACGTGCGGAACACGGTAGAGATGCGCTACCTGCGCCACAAATGCGGCGGCATCGCCGCGTTCGGGCGCTGGATGGCGCTGCTGTCGATCCTGTACGAGCAGAACGGCGCGCTGGACCTCGACAACGAGGCTATGCACAAGGTGGTCGAAGCCGAGCTCGAGCTCAACGCTCAGAAGCTCGATGAGTTCATCGAAGCAGCCTCCGAAATCGGGTGGGTGGACGCGCAGATGTGGCACAGCTCCAGGCACGTCATAAGCGAGGGCGTGCTGGACCAGCTCAACTACCGCAAGACCATGAAGAAGAGGGGTGAGAAGGGAAACGAGTCCAGAGCGTCATGACTCGTGCGAACGCAATGTGCGTACGCACTATGCGAACGCTATATGCGTACGCCTTTAATTATTTATTTATTTATTAATTTATTAAGAAAACCTACTACCTGTAACGTTTCTGTGGCTAGTAGGCGGAAGGATGTGGAAAACCGTGCAAAACCGAAATCCGAATCCGGGCTACGCCGACGCGATCCGCGCGCTCGCCGAGACGCTGCGCGAGTCGGAGAAATCCGTCGGGGTCCTGAAGATGAAACAGAACGAACCGTGGATCAGGAGCCTCGCGTGCACGACGATCGCGAGGATGTACGGCGTGAAGATGCTCACCGTCAACCGCGACCTCGACGCGGAGATGCTGGCATGACAGGCTCCGCGCTCCCCGCGCCGCTGTGCGGCGGGATGAAACGCTCGGAGATCACCGAGCTGCTGAGCCGCGAGCTCGTGCGTCTCAAGCTCGAGCGCAAGAGCTCGTACAGCTTCTGGGCCCACGAGGTGTGGCTGGACCGGTACACGGACCACGAGAAGCGCGTCGATTTCGTCGCGTTCTACCCGCACGGCGGCACGAGGTTCACGGACGGCGCGCACGTAGAGCGCGGGAAGTTCCACTTCTTCGAGGTCAAGAGCTGCATGGCGGATATCAGGAGCGGGCACGGGCTCAACTTCGAGGGAGACGCGAACTTCCTGGTCATGCCGGTGGAGCTGTGGGGCCCGCTCAAGCTCGAGCTGATCGACAACCCAGATGGCTACGTCCGCAGCTCGATCCGGAACGCGAAGTGCCTGCTGTACGGCGAGAGGCGCGGCAAGCCCGGTTTCTTCGAGACCGGCGAGTACATCGAGCCGACGTACACCCGCTCGCGAGGCGCCGCCGAGCTTCTCATGTGCATGATGCGCGCGATGATCGCGAATTCCGACGATTCCTGCATAGACCACAGGATCTCGAAGATGAGGGAGGGAGCGTTTTGAGCAAGGTCCAGCTATGCCGCTTCTGCTGCGAGGTCGAGCCCGCGCACTGGTGGTGCGAGCGGAAGCAGAGATGCCTCTCGGAAGACGAGATGAGCGTGCCGAACCACTGCGGCGGCTTCAGGTACAACCCGCTCGACGCGATAACGCTGAAGCAGAACTACCCGTCCGTCGTGGCGAGGCTACGGCGGGAGCGAAGGGAAAAGGCGCTCTACGAGAAGAGGATGCGGGGCGATTGGTCATGAGGGCCTTGATCTCCGGGCTCTTCAAGCGGCGGCAGAGGCCGTGCGTGCACCTCTTCTGCGAGGACACGACCCTGCGCATACTCACCGCGAGCGCTGTCGGCGAGCCAATGTACTACGTGCGCTGCAATAGCTGCGGCGCATGCACAGATGTTTATTTGACCGCTGGCGAGGCGATCGCTGCGGCGAAGAGAGGATGGATGAAATGAGCATGGCGGACAACGACGAGCTGAGGGCGGAGAACCGGACCCTCAGAGCCCTTAAGCGGTGCGTATGGGAGGAGTTGAGATGAGCATATCCAGAAGCATGAGCCGCGAGATGCGCGAGCTTCCCCGCCACGAATGGCCGTTCATGCCAGGATTCGAGACCATTCCTCTCAGGGTGTGGCTGTCAAACGAGTACCTCGCCGTGCTCTACGAGCAGCGAGCGGACGGCAGGCGCAGGCTCACCGTGAACAGGACGCGCCGCAACGGGCGGGACTGGCGAGACGGCATCACGTGGGACGAATTGCAGCGCATCAAGAACGAGTGCTTGGGCGAGGACGTTTGGTGCGTCGAGGTGTACCCGTCTCAGGACAAGCTGGTGAACGTGTCGAATATGCGCCACCTGTGGGTGCTGGACGGCCCACCCGAGACGAGGTTCCCCGAAAAGGCCGTGTTCGACGATTCCGAGATAGCCGAGGCCATAGCGGCATTAAGGAGATCGAGATGACGTGGAAAACGCTTGACGAGGGAACGGCGATAGGCCGATTCCGATTCGCCTATTCGGAGGACGCCATACGGACCATCTGCGCCGAATGCCCAAAGGCCAACCTCGACTTCACCGAACCCGACTTCTGCCCGATTCAGGCGGAGTACGGATTCGACGGGGAGCACGAATACATCCAGTACGACGGATACGAGATTCGCTGCCTCGGATTCGAGAGCATCAAGGCAGGTGAGAAAGCGCTTTACGAGCGGCGCATGAGAGGTGATTGGTCATGAGCCAGCAGATGACGATGAACCTGCGCTCATGCGCCCATTCGGCGAAGTACCAATGCGACGTATGGAATCACGACTGCTCGCAGTGCCTGCGCAATCCAGACTTCGACACGTCTGACCTCGCGTGCACGTCATGCGCCCATTTCGGGCATCTGATGTACGACCGAGTTTACTGCATCGATGTCCCCGTGTATTGCGGTTCGACGGCTGCAAGACATGCGACGTTTACGAGGGCGGCGAGACTCGGTACGAGAAGCTGTTCGGCAGTCCCGAGCGGGCGGCGCGGACGCTGGCGCGGATGTGCCAAGGTGTTGACACGTGCGGCACATGCCCGTTGTTCGGAGCTGGCCTTAACCATTGCGAGAGCGATTACACGGATTTCGCAAGCATCGCCGAATGGCTGAGGGGTGACGCGGAATGAGTGAGAAGCGATTGCACTGCGTCAAATGTGGCAAGGAGCTGGACGATGGCGGTTATATCGCGCTCGATAACTGGCTTCAATGGCACCACTACACCAAGATTGGCCCGAGCGCCGAAGCGAATTGCTATTGCTCGAAAGAATGCTTTGCCGACGATTGGATGGTGACATGGATGGGTGCCGATGAGTTCAATTGGTGTGATGCGGAATGAGTGAGCGAATCAGCAAATACAAGACAGTTCGCGATTGGCTGCAAACGAAATCGCTCGAAGGTCGGAGCGCGAGGACGTGTGAGTGCTATAGGCAGACGGTGGACAGGTTCGGTGACTACCTGGGGCGCGACCCATGGGATGCGACAACACAGGAATGCAGGTCGTTTCTCGCGTTCCTACAACCAAACTGCTCGAACGTGAGCATAAACAACAACCGACGGAATATGAACTCGTACTTCGCATACCTTGAAGATGAGGACGCAATCGACAAATCGCCGATGCGCAAGATTCATCACGTGAAGGAAGATAAACACGTCAAGAAGCCGTTCAGCGACGAAGAGCTTGAAAGGCTAAACGAATCGGCGAGCACGTTGAAGGAAAAAGCCATCATCGCGTTTCTGAGCACGACGGCTTGTCGCGTCGGCGAGCTGGTTGGCGTGAAGATAGACGACGTGGACATGCAAGAGCGCGAAGTGAAGGTGTTCGGCAAAGGCGGCAAGGAGCGCGTGACGTTCTTTGACGCGAAGACGAAGCTGGCATTGGAAAACTATCTTGCAGAACGAAACGATGACTGCCCATACCTGTTCGTGAACAGCAACAGCCGAGCTAAGCACGCCTGCACGACGGGGAGCATCGAGCGGATCGTATCGAACATCGGCAAGAGGGCGAAAGTGGACAACGCGCATCCGCACCGCTTCCGTCGAACGGTCGCAACTCGGGCGATTGACAGAGGGATGCCCATCGAGCAGGTGAAGGAGCTGTTGGGGCATTCGCAGATTCAAACGACGATGATCTACGCAACCGTCAGCACAGAGAACGTCAAAGCTTCGCACAGGAAGTACGTATCATGAGCGCGAAGAAGAGCGAGCCGAGCGTTACCGAGGTCATATGCGGGCTGCTAAGCGTGGACGAACCATACCAGGTTCCATCGAAGCTCATGGAAGTCGTGACAAGCAAAGAGCGCGATTCCATATACAACGCGTTTCTCGAAGCGTTCGACTACGACGTGACGTATGACTGGTTCCACAAGTTTTACGAGGATGAGAACGCCGAGCGAAAGAAGAACAAGCAGGATTTCACGCCGCCGTGCCTTGCAAAACTCACATCAGAGCTAATCGGATACGGAGATGATGTCACTTACGAACCGAGTGCGGGAACTGGCGGCATGCTCATCCAGCGGTGGGACTTGGAGCGCAAGCGCCATCATCCATTCGACTATAAGCCGAGCATGCAATGGTTCGTAGCTGAGGACATGAGCGATCGTGCGATTCCGTTCTTGCTGTTCAATCTCTCGATTCGCGGTTGTAATGCGAACGTATTGCACATCGACAGCTTGAGAAGACGCTGCAAAGCCGCTTACCTAGTTGAGAACGTGAAGGATGACATGTTGGCGTTTTCGGATGTTATCGAGCTTCCGCGCAACGAGAGATGCGAAAAGTCGTTCGATATACGGGAGTGGGTGGACAAATGGTGACGAAGGTTTGCCGCGTATGCAAGCGAAGAATGCCGCTGAAAGAGTTCGTGACCGACAAATGTGCGAGCTTTGGCGTGAAGGCCATATGCAAGGCATGCTATCGGGACGAGCGAAAGACATATCCGAGTTACCCAAAAACGAACGCGCAAGCCGACGTGCTGCGCGGGGAAGGAGAGAACGCATGAGCGATTGCAGCAACCCGAACCTGAGCGCATACGACCGCGCGAAGATTGACGATGCGGAGCGTTTTGCCGACGCCGGCGAGACAGTGGACGAAGCCGACAGCCGCGATAAGCTGGAAGCGGACGTGGGCATCTTCTACGACGAGCACGAATGCGACACGTTGATGAATGTGGATTTCCACGACGCCGTCTTCGCATGGCTCGACCGCCAGGCGGCGTTGACGAGACGGGTATACGAGGCCGGGTACCTCGAGAAGAACAGGATGATACGCAGCCTCACCGACGAGATGGGCAAGCTCTCGGATCGGATCGGCGAGCTCGAGCGCGGGAACATCGAGCTCGCCGACAGGAACAGGTATCTCGACATCTCCGTAGACGAGCTCATCGAGAGCAACGAGGTCCTGCAGGGCAAGCTGGATCAGGTGCGAAGGAGCCTGGAAAAGGCGATCAGTGAGATGGGACGATGATCGTCGACCATGACAGCGCCGCCTACAGGAAGCGATGGGAGCGATCCGGCGCGAACAGGTACAACGGCGCCTTCTACTACAGCAAGGAGATCCGGAAGTTCATCATCCCGAGGGTCGAGACCGACCGCAGCTGGGTGCTCGTGAACCAGAGGGGCGAGGCGTTCGACCACTCGATAGTGTTCGTCCACAACAACATCCACCCGGAGCTGTACGACTGGCTCGCGGATTACGACGACCTCGTGCTCGTGTGCGGCGTGCCAAGCACCTGCGCAAAGGTCGCGCATCTTGGCCAGGCCATCTACCTCCCGCTTTCCGTCGACGTCGCCTACGTGGAGCAGTTCAGGCGCGAGAAGACGAAGGGCACCGCCTTCGCCGGACGCCCGGCCAAGCGCCGCGCCGGCACCTTCGAGCGAGGCGCCGACATCCTCGCCGGCATGCCGCGCACGAGGCTGCTGCCGGCGATGGCCGCCTACGAGCGCGTATATGCGGTCGGCCGCACCGCGATCGAGGCGAGGATCCTGGGATGCGAGATCCTGCCATACGACGAGCGGTTCCCGGATCCGTCGGTGTGGAAGGTCATCGACTGCTCGGATGCCGCCGCCATGCTCGGCTCGATGCTGCGAGAGATAGACGGGTGACGGGACTTATGCGCCGAAAATGCAGGATCGAGGCTGCATCATGAGCAGGGAGCGGATCACAGAGGACTTCGATCTTCCCGATCTCGTGAAGTGGATCAAGACCCTGGGCTACAGATTCGAGGTCGTCGATGACCATGTGGTTGTCTCCGGCGCGAAGTGCTGGATAAAGATGCATGCCGGCAACTTCTCCGAACTTGCCGGCGGCGCACGATGCGTGTTCTTCGACTACGAGGACAGAAGAGGCGACGGCTGGGGCGGCGGCGGCTTCGGGTCGTCGTATATGGAGGAGATACGCGAGGCTGTCGAGCGCCAGACGGAGCTGTACGGAATCGAGCGGGACATGCAAATGAAGCTGTTCTGAAGTGAATGCGAGGAGTATATGACCAACGGACCGTCACCAATGGAGCCCCGCGAAGGCGGGTATCCGGAAACGCGGACAAGAGGCGGTCGAGCGATATCGACACACGCCATGGAGGCCCTGGGGAAGAAGCCGCAGCTCGCAGCGCAATCGCCCATGGCCCCTGCCGCGCTTCCGGGAAAAGAACAGGTTATTCTTCATCGTTTGGGTCAGGAGCACCTTCCCTGGGTATCCTGAGAGAGTTCGAAAGAGACGACCGGCTATCGGATCAGAAGGAGAGATCTTGAACGCCAAGCAATACCTCGAGCAGGTGAGCGACCTGCATACCACCGTGCTCACGATGCAGATGCGATTGCAGGAGCAGAGATACGCTCTCGACATGCTCAGGACCGCGATGGCAGACGGCATGCCGCGTGGCAGCGCCGATGCCCACGCCCTCGAGAACGCCGTCATAAAGCAGACCGAGCTGGAATCGTCGTACATCGGCGAGCTCGTGAGATGGTCGGCTCTCCGCGATCAGGCGTACGCGATGCTCGACCACGCCCGCCGCGAGCTCTCGGACGGGCAGGCGCATTGGATCGGGCTCAGGCACATCGACGTGCTCGAGCAGCATTACATCCAGCGGATGAGCTACCCGCAGATCGCCGCCACGATGCGCTACTCGGAGAGGACCGTGAAGGAGTACGCCGCCCAGGCGCTCGACTGGCTCGACCACGCCGTCGACTCCGACGGCTACCCGCTCGTGCCGATCGTCCCAGAATAGCGCACGACCTGCGAAAACAATCCGAAAATATACCGCTATCCCTATTGACAATATAGGGGTAACGGTATATTATTATTGGTGTCAGAAGGAAGGAGGTGATGTGAATGAGATGGCGGAGGATGAAGTTCGAGCTAACCCTCGAAGAGCTAATTATCTGGCTGGTAATTAAGCGAAAGGGTTAGCCCGAAGGGACAGGGAGCCCGCTCCTCTCAGGGGGAGCGGGTGACCGCCTCAGTCCGAATCCATCTTAACACATCACCTCCTGTGCATAAGGAGGAACCGCATGGCAACGGAAGCGCAGAAGAGGGCGAACGCAAAATACGCGAAGAAGGTGAGGCAACAGATCGTGAAATTCTATCCGACGGAAGCGGATCTTTGGGATCACCTGCAGGGACAGCCGAACAAGATGGGCTACATCAAGAGCCTCATAAGAAAGGACATGGAACGGAAAAATAATTAAAGTCTGCACGGTTTTGCACGGCGGTCTGTGATATAAAGCAGACTGAAAAGAAAGCGAGAAGGGGCGTCCCGTTCGGGGCGTCCCTTCTTCTATACGGAGGTTCCGAATGGACAAAGGCGCCGTCCAGCGCATCGTGCAGAGGTACCGGAGCCCCTACACGGCCGTGGGCTGGGCGTTCGTGAAGGCGCTCGGGCTGAAGCCGAGGCCGCCTCTCCCCCGCTCGTCCCGCTCGACGGCAGAGCCGTCTAAGCGTGATATCTCTGAATGCATGGGCCAGACGCACGGCGTCTGCTACTGAAAGGATCGGGCAATGGCAAAGATGCGCATCTCACGCAGGTCCCTGCTCATGTTCACGGGGCTCGCCATCAACAACATGGACGATACGGAATTCTCCCGGTTCTCGACGATCGTTGGGTGCTCGCTCGGCCTGTGCGACATCGAGGGCAACGCCCTGAACGGCATAGAGGAGCCATACCCCAAGATCACCGACGAGCTGCTCGACAGCATTCGGGACGAGGAAGTACGCGAATTCCTGCGCGGTCTCAGGATCGAGAGCGATTGAGCAGGGCGATACCGCGGGGGCTTACGGTCGAGCAGTACATTGCCGCGCTCGCGCGCGAAGGCGACATGACGCCCTTCTACCAGACGACCATCTGGCGAAAGAAGAGGGCGCAGATCCTCGCCCTCAACCATTACGAGTGCAGACGCTGCAAGTCGAAAGCTCCTGCGGTCTACACGCGCGCCACGACCGTGCATCACGTCATGCACCTGCAGGACAGGCCGGACCTCGCGCTCGCCGAGCGTTTCCGCGACGAGAGCGGCGAGCACGAGCAGCTCGTCGCCCTGTGCGCCGACTGCCATGACGCAGAGCACGAGCGAAACGCGCATTCGCCGGCGAGAACGAACCCGATAGCGCCCGAGCGCTGGTAGGCATGCTCTGGCAGCCGGCTGCGCCCAGGCGCCCGTCTGGAGGACAGATGGCACAAGACGACATGCACGTGCTCATATACAAGGTCCTGGCATATCTCTACAGCTGCATGAAACGCGGCGAGGAACCGGACAGGACGATGCTGCAGAGCGACGGCCCTCTGTTCGGCGGCGTGCCATACAGATACTGGTCCGCGATCTGGAGCCAGATCGCCGAGAGAAATCTCGTGAGTGGCATCGGCGTCAAGTGGTACGACAACTCGAGGAGCATCATCTTGCATGATCCGGAGATAACGCTCGACGGCGTCGAGTTCGTTATGACGGCGATGTTCG